CTAGAAGCGGCAGTACTAAGAGGTGAGTCTTCTGAGTTAGCTAGACTTCGTAGAATGAAAGCTCAAGAACATAAAATGCAAAAAGAAAAAGCATTTTTGTTTGGTCAAAGAGTAGGTGGAACTGGTCTTGGAGATGCATCGTATGATGCTGGTAACTTGGGTTCAGATCCTGCGGAAGGTGTTTTAGCTGATGGTGGAAGAGCAGATTCTGATGGAAACCTTATTAGGACTACATACGGAATTATTTCCGCTTTAGATAAATACGGTAACTCTACATCTAGTCATGATGCTCAAAACGTGTTTTCTGTAGATTCAACTTATAGCTATGGTAGTTTTGTTGATGACATGGAAAAAGTATTTCAGTATATCCCAGAAGCAGGTGTAAAACGTGCTTTTTGTGGTGCTGGTGCTTTAGGTTACTGGTCTAAGATGGCAGGTGACTCAGGATTAGCTGGCAACTCAGGTTGGTCAGTCAATCTTGGAGACATGAAGCGTGATGGACTTGGTTTCAATTATCGTGTATTAGAAACACCTCATGGTATGTTGCAGTTAATTCCAACTCCAGCATTACGTGGGCCTTACAATAAATACATGGCTGTTGTTTCTGATGAAAATCTATTCCATGCTATTTATAGACCTTCTATGTATCAGACTAACATTAAGCAAGACAATGCTTTTGATGGTGTTAAAGATCAATACATGTCTGATGAAGGTGTAGGAATACAGCTAATTGAAAGTCATCACTTGTTTAAAATCACAGCGTAAGGAGGCTAATTATGGCTAGACCTTATTTAGGTGGTTCAAGTGCAGGTATCAAAGAGCTAACAGCAGTATCTACTTTAAGTAGTGCTGATAGTGGGAAAGTGTTTATGCTTAATTCAGCTACTGAATTTGCTACTACATTACCTGCTCCTAGTAACACAGGTTGGGAAGCTACTTTTATTGTGAAAGCAGCTCCTTCTGGTGCTAATTACACAATAGTTGCTCCTTCTGGTGCAATACTAGGTTCTGTTAGTGCTGGTGCAGCTGATGACGTTGCGGATACAAGTGATGGTAGTGATACTACTATATCTTTTATTGGTGGTTCGTCAGTTGCTGGTGATTATGTAAAGTTAGTATCTGATGGTACAAACTTCTACATAGTTGGAGGACTTGGAAAAGTCGCAGCTGGTATAACGATTAGTTAATAAACAAAACAAGTTGGGGGAGTGTAATGCTCCCCTAACATTGAACATATGACACAACAACAATTAATAGAAACAGTAAAGCAACATCATCCAAACTTATCGGATACTCAAATAAGAATACATTTGAATACCGCTATGAAAGAATTTTGTAGAAAAACTAGAGTACTTGAAACTTTGTACACTTTTAATACTGTTGCAGGAAAAAGATATTATAACCTCGATGATGCAATTGTAGAAGTAAAAAGAGTAGACTACGATAATTATCAAATACCTAGATTAGTTGGTCAACCAGAAAAAATAGATACGGATGTATAATGTCAAGTAACGAAAGAACAAGTGCATTAAAAAAAGTATATTGGATTGAAAGAGATGCTATAGCAATTGCACAACGATCTGATAGCGATACAAGTACAGATTATGTATCTGTAACTGAAGTTAAAACAATAAATGTGCATGCAGTTAAAACAGATGAAAAATTTGTTGCTTCTGGTGTTTCAGGTATATCAATGGATGAGTCTTCTATTATTCCTGAAGAGTTTCACGAAGGATTAACATATTACGTTATAGCAAAAGGGTATGAATTAAAACCTGAAACATTACAAGCTTCTGTTTTTTGGAGAGGTTTATGGAAAGAACAAATTTCTGAAGGAAAAACATATGCAAATAAACAACGAGATGGCTCAAGCTACCACATACAACAACACGATTTTTAAATGACAATATTTTCTGAATTACATAAACAAGGTGGTCAAGTAAAAGGTGTATCAGCTGGAGATTTTGAAAACGATCAAGACTCTATACAGTTAGTAAATACTTCTAATTTTCCTAGTAATGGTGAAGTTGTTTTTAAAGATACTTTAGGTAAAGTGCAGACTCTTACATATACAAGTAATAACACAAGTACAAATACCCTTTCTGGTGTGTTAAATTTTTGGGAAGGAGATGGATTACTTGAAACAGGATTTTCTGTTTATGAAAAAGCATATTATCTTTTAGGAGCTAACTACACTGAAGTGAATATAACATAATGCAAAGTTTTAAAATACAAATAGAAGATTTAATTGGAGATGTAGCAGATGACACTCTTATTTCAAGTGCTATTCAAGATATTGGAGCAGAGCTAGTAAGCGTAAGTCCAATACAAAAATTAAAAAATTATATAAAAACTACTGCTATATCTAGCAGTGGTTTAAATATTGCTAGTAAAAAAATTATAACAGTAGAAAAAGGCGATTACATTGCTAAAGAAATAGGAGCAAGTGATAAAGCTAAATACAAAGATACAGGAAGTATTTATGCATCAGCTGATACAGATCCTGTTTATTATGTAGAAGCACAATCTGTTTTTGTTATTGGTGCTGCTTCAGGAAACGAAACAAGTGGAGTACTTCACTTTATACCTAATGTACCAACACATGATGGAGACAATGTTATCGTTCATGGATCTACTTCTGTAGAGCATTTTCCTAAAGATGGAATCCCTTTAATTGTATTAGGAGGAGCTATTCGATGCTTGCAACGTGCAATTGCAGATAGGCGAACTAAATTATTATCATATGTACAGACAGATGAAGATCCAGAAATGGCTCAAACAGAAATGCTTGAAGTACAAGCTGCACAAACTCAATTGCAATTAATGGAAACTCAATACGCTAAAAGTTTAGATATATATAGTAAAACAAATTAACCAATATGCCCATGAGAATTGTCAAGCTCGGTAAGGCATACAAAGGAGAAACAAGATGGCAAAAGGAATACAAGATTATACAGTAAAAGAATCGCAGGCACCAATTGTAGCTGCTGAAATAAAAACAGCAAATGGAACCAGCGATGTTTCTTTTACAACTACTACAAGGGGAATTATAGGTATGACCGCTTGTGCAAACTCAGTTACTTTAACTCTTACGCTTGCCGCTGGGGGAACTTTAGTATTGCCAAATAAAGATGCTATAAACGCAATGTTTGCCGCAGGTTCTGTTATACCATTTGCTGTAGATAGTTTTAAAATGGGCGGTGCAGAATCTACTTTTTCAATCATTGGAATACTCTAGGAGTTTATTATGGCAATAAGTAGATCAGCTTCACTAACAGGTGGAGGAAAAATATTTGGAGATTTAACTATTGATGGTGACTTAACTGTTAATGGTGGAGATACAAATGGAGCTTACGATGAAATAGTAAATGGTGAGCTTCATGTAAAGATTACAGACACTAATGCTTTCTTAGTTGAAAAAGCAGATGGAACAGATGTCTTTACTGTAGATACGACTAATTCACACGTTGGAATAGGTTCGGCTATTGTTAGTTATACTGATGCTATTACTACATCTCAAACTTTAAGTATCGGTGAGAATCAAGATTCATCTGATAAATTAGCTAGTGTGCAAATTATAGGTAGAGGCTCAAGTAGTACCGACACTTTAGGAGCATTAGAGTTTATTAATACTAGAAGTGGTTCAGGAGTTGTTTCATCGATTGTTGGTGGTCGATTTAATGGGGGTTCAGCATCAGATGGTAGTCTTTCGTTTAATACAAAAAATGGTAGTTCACTTACTACCAAAATGACTATTAATGATGTTGGCAACGTAGGCATCGGAACTGCGGCTCCAGCATCTATGCTAAATTTAAAAGGTGATGGTACATCTATTATCACTTTAGAAACATCAGATACTACACAAGAAGTAAATAATTTAACTGGTGCTATTTATTTTAGAGGTAATGACGCTACTTCAGGTGCTGGTGGAACTAGAGCTATGATAAAAGCAAACGCTCAAGATAGTTCAGGTGGTCACTATATGAGTTTTGCAACTGCTCCAAGTGCTGGTACAGTTGCTGAAAGAGTCAGAATAGATATGGATGGTAACGTAGGTATCGGAACTTCTTCTCCATCAGCTTTAGTGCATTTAACAAGTTCATCTGCTGATGGTAATATTATAGTAGAGTCAACTCACGCTAGTTCAAGTGCTGTAGTAGATATTAGGTCGGCTTCAGACAGAGATAGCTCTGTTTTATTTAGAGAAGGTACAACTGTGAAAGCTAGGATTAAAAATGATGCTAGTGCAGATGCTTTGGTTCTAACAGATGGAGCTGATACAACCACTCTTACTTTAGCTGGTAGTAACGCAACATTTGCTGGTGATTTAATTGTTGGAACTCATAATTCTAACAGTCATAGATTAGAAATAGAATCAAGACATGCAAGTGTCCCATTCGGTCAAATTGTA